GAGAAGCTTAGGTAGCACCTCTTCCACGGCCATGAGGGGTGATCACGGAACCACGGCTTACAACCATAGTCAGGCCGCACACGCACCGTCGAACGCTAACTACATAACGAACAACAACCAGTTAACCAACGGAGCCAGTTACCTGACTACCTCTGGGAAAGCTGCTGACGCCAATCTGCTGGATGGCATAGATAGCGGCAGTTTTTTACGGAGCAATGCTAATGATACGTTTAGTACCGACCTCATTAGTAACGTAAGAAATGCGGGTATCTTTGGAACCTATGATTCATACAAGACTGACCATATTTGGTCTATGGGTACGGCTTATCGCAACCATGCTTCGGGTACTAATTTTGGTAATCTCTATGGGTTAGCTTACAAGCATACTAATAACTCTACTGGCGGCACTATGGCAGCAGGCCACCAGATGGTTTGGTGTGACAACGGATCACCAAGGGCCGCGTTAGGTACGAACATTTGGACAGCCGGTACGGTTACTTGGTCAGGCGGTGGCTCTGCTAATGCCAACACAGCTTACACACATAGTCAGGCAGCACATGCTCCCTCAAATGCCAATTACATAACCAATAATAACCAGCTTACTAATGGAGCCGGTTACACGACAGCCGTAGGTGATATCACGAATGTAATTGCAGGCACAGGGATGACCGGGGGTGGAGCGAGCGGCTCCGTTACGCTCAACTGTTCGATCACCGATACGAATACATGGAGAGGTATTAGCAACTCCGTTAGTACCGTTGACGGTGGTACTTCAGCTTCTTCAACAGCGGTGAAGTCAGCTTATGACCGCAGTTGGCCGAATACTTGGAGAGGGTTGGGAGAAACCTCAAGCACATCCCACCGAGGAGATTATGGTCATACTGCTTACCTCCACAGTCAAGCAGCGCATGCCCCAAGCAACGCCAATTACATCACGAATAACAATCAGTTATCCAACGGTGCTGGGTACATCACAGGTTACACCAACACTACCTATACTGCTGGAACAGGGATGACCCTGAGTGGGACTGTATTTAACTGTAGCATCACGGACACCAATACTTGGAGGGCTATAGGCAGCACCTCCTCTACCGCAATGCGGGGTGATCACGGAACCACAGCCTATAATCACAGCCAAGCAGCCCATGCCCCTAGCAACGCGAACTACATTACTAATAATAATCAGCTTACTAACGGCGCTGGTTATACTACTAATACTGGTGATATCACAGGTGTAACCGCAGGAACGGCATGTACTGGCGGTGGGTCTAGCGGAGCCGTCACAATCAACGTAACGCTAGGAAATAGTTCGTCAAACTGTAGTAGAGGAGATTGGGGAGCGTATGCTTATGATCACTCTACGGGCTTTGCACCTAACGGATACCGGCATATCCCCTCGAACGGTTCTTCGGGACAATTCTTAGGGTGGTCATCTACGGGCAATGCGGCGTGGGTTTCTAATCCAAACACCGATACCAACACCACTTATAGTGCCAGCAACGGCTGTTACTTGAGTGGTACAGATATTCGACATACCGATACTTCTTCTCAGGCTAGTAGCAGCAACTCTGGTCAAGTGTTCATTCAGGATGTCTTTCTCGATACTTATGGTCATGTCACGGGAATAAATGTCGCAACTGCCAGCGGTGGCGGTGGTGGTGGAACCACTTGGAATGGGATGGAAAACATTAGCTCACTCAGCGCACTTCCGTAATGTCTACAGTACAAGATACCGACCTACTACTGGTCGAACGCAGTAATACGGTTTATAAAGAGACCGTTGATGGCCTATTCGGTGGCCAAGGTGGAACAAACTCTGACCTTCTGGTCGTTGAGAGAAATAACGTGGTTTATAAGGAAACTTTAGAAGCCCTGAGAGAGCGTGGCCCTTATCGAGACGAAGGGACGATCACTCAAACCCTCGTTAATACTTCAGGCACACCACAAGTGGTTCAGGCGACAACTTTGCCAACGACTTTCTATAATGTTGGAAGCGGTGACTACTCAGGTTCTTATCGAACGTGTGACACTCGCGTCAACGTCTGGTATATCTCACCTGAATATCACTACCAAGACAGTTATTGGACGGGATACCTCTATTTTGGCCAAAAGAATACTGCCGGGACATCGTGGCAGGGGGATATGTCCATAGGGAATATTCAGATACTCCAAGGAAACGGACGGGCGTTTCGCCATTACGATGGGCAGACCCCCGGTGGCGCACAGGATTGGTGCTTTCAGAACTCTACTGGTGCGGGGGGAGGAGGGTGGTACTCCTCGTTATCTACTCAGAACTATTCAGGAACACCCTCGGCTCCTAACGGTTTATCTTACTACACTATTGGCTGGGGAGCCTATACAAGGAAATGGGCTAGAGCGAACTCTACAGGCTCGTCATATTGTGGCGCTAATAATGGGACTGCTCCTTACAACACCGATGTTTCTGACATTCATACACACTATTCTGGAGGAGGCGGTAAGATACTCCCTGCTCACGGCGGTAGTGTGTCTCAATACAGTAATTCTGCCTATGCCTATGTAGAATGGAGCGGGACAAGTACCAACGATACCGTGTGGATGAGGACAAAAAACCAAGTGAGAATTTGGAATGGAGATATACTAAGATTTTCCTATGGAGGAGGCATGGGACAGAACAGTAGTGTCGGTACTTCAGCATCAGGAACCTTCTGGTGGTACTTAAATTGACCAATGGGTAACAACACATCCGACTTACTCTTAGTGGAGCGGAGCAACACCGTTTACAAGTGTACCTATGGAGACTTGATGAAGCAGGCGATGCCTGATAAGGGGCTTGTTCTCTCCATCACACGAAACTGGTCTTCAAGTTATACTACCGTTGGAGGCCAGTATTATGGGTCTCCTTCTGGTACGACTTGGTACTCACAAGGTAGCACCACTTTCCCTATAAATTCTACGAGTCTCAGTTCGATAACTAACCAAAACTATGGACGGAGACCGGCGATTAAACTTTATTCCGATAACCTATCGGGGATGGGATTCAGCGGGTGGACAGATTGGATATGCTCCCCCATCTATTACTCTGAATATGACAACGTACTCTGGATTAACGGAGGTAACGGTAATGGATATACTTCAGCTATAAACCTCTTTAATTATAGTGCTAGGGAAATTCAGGGTGCTAACCGTGGATCGACTGCTAATTTCACAAAGATTAGATTCTGGCTTTATCAAGGATACCAGTACGCAGGAGGCTATGATTTCAAGATAGGCATGAAATTTGTTACTGATACAGGCGGTGACTTCATCAACACAAAATATGAAGGAAGCACAGGAGGCACTTTTTATTCTTTCTACGATAGCTCAGGGGGGTTAAACCAGCTTTCGAGCAGCGGGGAAAAGGATTACACAAAAAACACTTCAAACACTTTTAGCTGGACTTAATTATGGCACTTTTAAGAAAATTTGGCGCACCTCCCACACACGACCCTGATGGGAATGAACTAGAACACGCTGTAGACGCACCAACAGGAGTTGATGCCTACTGGAGGGTTAGAGAACTACGCATAGGCTACGAGAAGGATTACGATGATGCTTCTGCTATGGTTTGTTCTTTTGAGGTGGAGGCGCTCATAGATGAAACCAAGGTTAAGTATAACTCGATATACAGCGGAGCCGTGGCTGACACCCCCGCCGAAACGTGGGAACAAGGTCACATCCAGTCTCAGGAATATCTCGAAGCACAGGGAGCCAAGAGTTACTCAATGAATATTGAGCCTGATCTCACTTGTGGAAACTTGGTGGGAAAAGCCTATGAATACCTGAAGACTCTCGATCTTTTTAGAGATGCCGAAGACTGTTAAACCACAAGCCCCAAAGGATATGAAACACTTGGAGACAAAACCAGTTGCTCCCAAGGATATGCAACACCCAAAAAAGAAAGTAAGCGCAGATGCCTAAGAAAAAAGTAATAAAATCAGATGCCATAGACAACAGCCTAAAATGGGAAGACGGAGTACCAGCGGGTGACGAAGGTGATGAGGCAATCCCCGGTGAAGGGGTAGTAGCCCCTAAAGCTCCTAAGTCTCCTGAAGAAGATGTTGATTTACCAGAGCCAGATGAGGGTTGATCCCAAAAATCATACATCAGGTATGGGCAGGACGGATGGTAGATGGGATTCAGGAATGCCTTGATTCCGTTAAACTCCACAATCCCGACTGTGATATTCGACTTTATACCGAGAAAGACCTTCCAAGAGGGAGCGCTTCTTTAGTCGCTGGAACCGATATTCTTCGCCACCAGAAGCTCTTTGACGAGGGTGGTTACTACATTGACGCAGACTGCTACTGCTTCAAACCTCTTGATTTCGCTCGTACAGTAACCTTTGGGCAGCAGGAACCATCTGACCATCCAAATAATCTGGTGGAGTGGGCTATGGGCAGTGTTCCCGGCCATCCCGTCTTGAAGTTTCTTCTGAAGGCTATTAAAAAGAACGTTTCATCAAGGCCTTACAACGGATATGCCGCCAAACACGAACTTGCTAAGACTGTTAGGTTAATCGATACGGTAGGCCCTGAGTGGGCAGGCTCCCGTTATTTCGCCAAAGTAAATCGCTCTTTAATTAAACCAGTATCTCCAACGCTTGTTCACTTGTTTTTGACCAGCTGGGTCACTATTCTCGCCTCTAACTGGCCACCTAGGGGTAAGTACACAGCGGGTTGGCCCATGAAAACGGACGTCGCTAAAGAGTTAGAGCGAGTGAAACAATGGTAAATGGAGTTACCGAAGGAATTAATAGAACAAGGTATCGCAGTAGTCGCTCTACTGGGCGTCTCCTACTATGTTATTCGACTTACTAACTTCTTATTCACAAACCTAACTGGTTCACTTGATGAACACAAAGAGATCACGATTAAGCTTATCGATGGCCTAAATTCGCTTAGGACTGAGCTTAACCAACTCAAAATTGAGCTTGCGGAACTCAAGGAGCAACACCGCAACTACCACGATCTGTTTATCATTTCTGACCGCCAACGCCTGCCCAAACGAAAAGATATTGACAATTAGTTTTTCGTGCGAATACTTAGTTCCTGCCGTGAGGCGAGAGAAAAATGAATACTCCAATAAAGACCGAAGAGGTACAGCAAGGTCTCAACAACCTTAATGTAATATACAAGGCAGCTATGGCTACTCTACCCACAGGACTTGTGGAGAAAGCCCAAGCGGCCCAACAGGAGGGGCTTAATGAGGCAGCGCAGCAGTTAGCTGACTTGCTTCAGAGAGTGGCTGAACCAGTGGTGAGTAGCCCCGCTGAAGAGGTTGAGGTAATAACCCCTAAAAAGAAATAGATGATTAATAGGCGTGTTAGATTTAGTAAAAATATTCGGCGTCAACGGGACTGTCCTAGGAGTAGTCACTCTTACGGACATCGAACTTATTCTTAAGATAACACTTCTATTAACAACCATCGTATGGACAATTGGAAAAGCGGCAAACGAGTGGAAAAAGCTAAAGAACCCCCCAAGTTAACGGGGGAAGCTTTATACCTATCGCTGCTAAACCTCCCTAAAGGGACTCGAAAAGATGGACAGAGACAAAAAGCTAAATAGTCTATTCGATTTAGTCTGTGATGACCTCACTGGGCGTATCAACTCTGGTGAAGCCACTTCTGCTGATCTCAATATTGCCCGTCAGATGCTGAAGGATAATGGCATCACCGCTATCCCCGCTAAATCGTCTCCCCTAGAGAGCCTGACCAATGCGCTTCCATTTCCTTCATCTGAGGATGTTTCAGAGGCTAAGGCATCTCTGTAACCCCTACACCTCAAAAAGGCCGTAGAGGCCCCCTAGCGGCTCCGCAATGGCCATCACTGTACCAGCAAGCCTAAAGGACTTCAGGAACTTCGTTTACGTGGTGTGGAAACACCTTGGCCTTCCTGATCCGACTCCCACTCAGTATGACATTGCGGAATACGTAGATAACGGGCCGAGGCGCTGCTGTATCCAAGCGTTTCGCGGTGTGGGCAAAAGCTGGATTACATCCGCTTATGTTTGCCATCAGTTGCTCCTAGACCCCTCCCTGAATATCCTAGTGGTTTCCGCGAGTAAAACGAGAAGTGATGACTTCTCGACCTTCACGCTGAGACTTATTAGCGAGATGCCCATCCTGCAGCATCTAGTACCCACAGAAGACCAGAGGAGCAGTAAGATAGCCTTCGACGTCGGCCCTGCCCCAGCAGCCCACGCGCCGTCCGTCAAGTCGGTAGGCATAACGGGACAGCTGACAGGTTCCCGCGCAGACCTCATCGTGGCAGACGATGTAGAATCGCTGAATAACTCACTGACCCAGATGATGCGCGACAAGATCGCGGAGACAATCAAAGAGTTTGATGCCGTGTTGAAGCCTGACGGGCGCGTCGTGTATCTGGGAACCCCCCAGACAGAAATGTCGATCTACAACACGCTGCCAGAGAGGGGCTACGAGATCAGGGTGTGGCCTGCTAGGATTCCCAGCAATAAAACAAAGCTGGCTTACGGAGAACGTCTTGCACCATACATTATACAAAAGTGTGATAAGTATCCTGAAGGTACTCCTGTTGACCCAGAGCGGTTTGATGATATTGATTTACGGGAGAGGGAAGCCTCCTACGGGAAGAGTGGCTTTGCCCTCCAGTACATGCTGGATACGACTCTCAGCGACATAGGAAGATATCCCCTCAGACTGAGTGATCTG